AACTACAACCTAGCCTACCGCTCCGCAGGAACCATTCCAGAGCCTTGGGACGTTCGTTGCCGATGGAACTTCATGGCCGTTGGGCGGGATTGCCCCCTACTCCGCACCTACTGGAAGAGCGTGAACTACCAATGGAAAGACGGAAAGATTGTCTTCTTTGCCGAAGACCCCGAAGCACAAGCAGTCCAAGGGGTAACCTGTCCTGATAGAGTCATCTCCAGCCAAGCTGTAGTAATCCATGGGTGCAAGGATGGGTCGCTCCATCGTATGGCTATTGCGGGATTTCCAATGCCTGAAGATAAACCTGTAATTCCGTCAGATTCCACGGGATTGGATATCCCATCGAATTCGATGGGGTTAGAGCAAGGAGGTGGACAAATTATCCCCGACCTAAATACACACCTAAATATACCCGATCAGGAACAGGCTTTTTCCAATGTCTCTGTAGGAGACGAAATTGAGATTATCCATATACCCGTTCGGGAACCCGACATATCATTGCAGCCCGACACAACATGTCACGAAATGTCAGTTAGTGTAGAGACAATGGTGCAAAACGTCACAAATGATGCGTTAAGTCCTACAGTTTGCAACAAAACATCAGATAAGATGCGTAATTCGCCACAAGTGGCGAGTAAGAAAAAAACCTCTCTGAAGCGCAAAAATAACTCGCCATATAAGGCGAATAAGAAGAAACGCATTCTATCTCCCGAAGAACGTCAACGCCGCAGCGATGCCATGAAAGCAATTCTTGCAAAGAAAGCGTGAACGAAAGGCCCAAGGCGTTGTCTAACCCTTCGTGAACAACGAATCCATCTTCGATCAATCGTCGGAAAGCGCCGTTCTTTCCTGTTTTCTCCACGCACAACTTGATGAACAGAGGGAGATGCTCTCCACTCTGAGGGAGGACCACTTCCACCTCTACGAGCATAAGCTGATCTTTCAGTCATTCCTTCGGGTGGTGGGAAAGTCCATTCATGCGGACTATATCTCCATCAAGAGCGACTTAGATGGCAACGGAACCTTGGAAGACGCTGGTGGGGACAAGACTCTTGCAGACATTGCTTCCTACTGCCAGAACTCCCAGAGTTGGAGGAGGTATTTTCCACAGCTTGAGGAAGCCCGCTACCGCCGCTCCATTGAGATGTTGGGTGGCGATATGGTTCACAAAGCCAGAGACCGCGAATTAAAGCTGGAAGAACTCAAGAATTGGTCTGAGACCAGCGTCATGCGGGCTGACTACCTGATCGATGATAGCGAAAAGCTATCGATCAAGACAGTGGTTGAAAGGGCCTTGGATAACATCGAATCCACTATGAGGGGCGAGCCAAAGATCGGTATACGAACGGGCTTGGTACCAGTGGATGATCTATTGATGTTCGGTATGCGCGGAGGAGACATGATTGTTCTCGCGGCCAGACCAGCAGTTGGAAAGACCAGTGCCGCCATGCAGATTGCAGAGCATGTTGCACTAGATGCTCAAAAGAGGGTGCTGATCTTCTCACTTGAGATGACAAGCGTGAGCCTCATGGAGAGAATGATTCGCAGTCGCGCTCGCGTGAGGGCGGCTGACATCCTAGCCCAGTCCATCACAAAGTATCAGAAGGAAAGTTTGTCCAATGCCTACGCCGAAGTAAGGGACAGCCATATCTTGTGCGACGATACCTCTGGAAAGTCTATCGGCTACATCAAGGCTATCTCACGCCGCGCCCATCAGAAGGAGCCGTTGGATCTCATCATTATTGATTACCTCCAGTTGCTTCGCGGAGACAGCAAGCGTAGCAAAGACAACCGCGTCAACGAGGTTGAGGAGATTAGCGGAGGAATCAAGGAGCTTGCCAAGACCCTGCGTGTACCAGTTCTGGTACTAGCTCAGTTGAATCGCGATCCCGAAAAACGCGGAGGCAGACCAAGCCTTTCAGACCTCAAGGGATCGGGCGCGATTGAGCAGGATGCTGATATGGTGATGATTCTCCATTGCGACGAGGAGGATGCTAAAAATCATACCCAGCATCCTACCGTTGAGTTCATTGTAGCAAAACACCGCGAAGGGCCGACAGGCATAGCACCAATGAGTTTCAACAAGGCAATTACTCGCTTTGAGATTTCTTCCAACAATGGTCGGGAAAGCTGAGATGGGAATCCTGTTGGACATCCAGAGGAAGATGGACGCTAACTGCATTAAAGCACCCACATACTCCACAAGCCTTTAGCTGGTTGTCATAGCTGGTCTTTCGGGCTCCCGCGATAGCTGGAAGCATGCCCGCGATTCCTTTACACCCCCAGCATCCAGATGTGGAGATCTGGTGGGGACAGGCGGCGCAGATCTTAGCTCTGCGTTCGGCTTCCTCTTGGTCAACCAATTGAAATTGGGACTTGGCGGCAAAGTTGTACATTGCCTTGACCCATCGAACGATTTCCCCGAAGCCCAAGGTCTGTTTAACACTGGAGCAAGGAACGCAGTTTTCAGACCCTGCCAAACGCTCGCAAATGGCATTCTCTATCTGAGAGACAATATCAGTCGGAGGCACCAAACCCCGAAGTATAATCAACTTCTCACAGTTCTTAACCAGATCAAACCAATCTCCTCCCCTAACAATCTCTCCAGTAACGGGGCATGTAACCCACCATCCCTGTGGGGGAACGTCCGTCTTACGTTGATAGCAAAATCGCAAGCTACTCATTGACTACCAGTTCCGCTTCGTAGGTGTTGTTGTCGGGAATCTTCAACGACTCAAGTTTGGTGGCTATATTAATTTGCACCGCATTTTGTTGGTTGTTTCCATCGCTAAAGTTGATAGATGCGGCTTCGGCTAGTTGCTTGATGTTCCGCATCATGCCAAGGGCTTCCATTCCGTCTAGGTCTTGCGCGGCATCAGCAGCCTTAACCAACACCCTACCAGTCAGAAACTTGATCGACTTCTTCATGGTCTCAATAGACGCCGTGATATCAGAGAGTAATGTTGGGACATCGTCGTTCTCCCAAGGCGCGGGATTTTGATCGTTGGCCAACCTTTCCCGACACGCCACCCATCGTTGAGTTTCTTTCCACAGATTGATTGTAGACACGCTAACACCGATATCTGAGGCGATATCAGGAACGTTGCGCCCAGAGCAAAACATGGAGAAGGCTTTGACGCATTGCATCCGTTTCTCTTTGTCCATCGCCTCCATCTTTGGAGGAGCAGGAACCAGTTGGCTAGGTCTCTCAATCTCCCAAGGATAAAGGTTTTCTTGTTCGGGATTAGCTCGCCAGATCTCGGCATGTTTATCCCACTTCTCACTATGGACAAAGCGGGACAGCTGTGGAGGGGAGGTAAAACCAAGTTCGTTCATAATCTCCTTGGTCCCCCTTTCAGCGACATAAAGTCGGAAGGCGTTTTGCTTCTTGATTCTGTTTTCTGGTAAGTCCCAGTCGATCTTGTTCTTGCGCTGTCCAGCCATCCCGATTAGTTTAGTAGAAATTTCTCAGATGGCAACAGAAGATCAGGGGATAGAAAAATACGGGAGGTTGTGGTTATCCAAAGACGGGCAGGCGATTACTCCCCTGCGTATCGAAATGGATGCATTTCTTATGGGCTTGACCCCCGAAGAAGGGGGACTCGGCAAATCCCGCCACTATCGAAATATCGTTTCCGCTATATGGCCCACCTTCCAGTGGCATAAATGGGCCGAATTATCCGCACAAGCTTTCTGCGCCCAAGTATTTGAAGAAGACGAGGCTTCTGGCAATAGGTTCATCCGAAGTGTGACGGGACTGGCGGGAGGGACGGACTCAGGCAAGTCCTACGGGATGGCGGCGTTTGCGCTAGTCAACTGGTTCTGCGATCCCATCAATACGATGGTCATTGTGGTGTCTACGAGCAAAATTGACGCCAAACAGCGTATCTGGGCCGCGCTAGTCAAGATGTATCGTGAGGCCCGAAACCTTGGAATTGCATCAGGCCGACTCATCGAATCCATGGATATTATTAAGCTATCCGAAGAAGAGGGAGCCATCATTGATCCCAAAACGGGCGTGAGTGACGCCTCCTCCATCATGCTCCTTGCGGCTGGCGATGAATACAAAGATGACGCACAGAAACGCCTTCAGGGTAAAAAGAATCGTCGTATCGTGTTGATAGCAGATGAATTACAAGACTGTTCTGCTTCTATAATTAATGAGGCTATCTGGGGATTTAAGGGCGCACAGGAACTCTACGTTGTCGGAGCGGGCAACCCCGCATCCATATTCGACCCCCATGGGAAGTTTTGCGAACCAATCAAGGGATGGATGAGCGTGGATGAGGATACTCCAAATTGGAAAATACGGGTGGCTGGTATTGAAGGGATATGCATCCGCTTTGACTCGGAGAAAGACAACCCAAACCAACAAGCCTTTGAGCAGGGGAAAGGACTTCGCTACCCATTCCTTCCAAAACCCAATGATGTGGCTCTGGCTAAAAAGGAGCTAGGGGAACTCAACCCCCAGTTCTGGCGCAAGTTTAGGGGATTCTGGCCACCCGCAGATGCTGATGATTCCACGATTGTTTCAGATATACTTCTGGCCCGCCATGGGGCTTTAGATAAACCGATCTGGGACGGAACCCCGAAAGATATAGCAGGAGTTGATCCCAGCTACACGGAAGGTGGAGACCGCTTCGTCTTTACCCACCTTAAATATGGGAAGTTGATCTCAGGCAAGTGGGCTATCGCTGTCGAGAAGCAGTATGTTCTCAACCGAAGGGCGGGGTCTCAAGAGGACTTCCAATATGAGATGATCCAACAGATTAGCGATCTGTCTATCAAGTTGGGAATCCCGAACCAATGGATAGGGGTGGACGCCTCGGCTGGTGGCATCTTCTGGTCTATTGGGGAGCGGGAACTCCTCAAGGGATGGCATGCGGTATCCTTTGCTGGCGCGGCCTCAGATTTGCCAGTAAGCGCCCAATACGCCATGAGGAATGAAGCCACGGGAAAACCCCAAGTTGGCAAGGAATTGTTCCACAACATGGCATCTGAACTCTGTTTTGCTGCCCGCTACTTCTTGGAATGCGAGCAACTGAAGGGCATTAGCCCTGATTTAGCTTGGGAGATGACCCAGAGAAAGTATGCCCGAAGGACGCGAAAGATCATCATAGAGTCTAAGACCGACATGAAAAAGCGCATCGGAAAGTCTCCCGACTTGTTCGATTCATTCGCCGTTGGACTTTTCGTTGCCCGCAAGGTTTTCGGAGCCATGGCTGGAAGTGAGGCTATAGCAGAAAAGAAAAGACTTAACACCGAGTCATTCAAGAAGCTCAAACAGTCCTTGACTCTTAGAACGAAATGGTAGACTCTACGCTGGATTTTTTCTATGGCGCAACTACCTATTGCTGAAGCTGACATTTGCATTTTTCAGGGAGCGACTTTTAGTCAGACGCTTTTCTATGAGACTGGCGAGCCATCGGCCCCAGTCAATCTTACTGGCTATTCGGCCAAAATGCAGATTCGGTCAAAGCCCGAATCCAAAGCTCTAATTCTTGAATTATCCACTACAACTGGTGGAGGTAATGGCCGCATCACTCTTGGCACAAATGGAGATTTCACAACAGGGGCTATCAATCTTTTCATATCCGCCAGTGATACGGCAAGTCTAAGTGTTTGCCAAAACGCCGTTTATGATCTTGAATTGACTTCTGGTTCTGTTGTTACTAGAATCCTACAAGGTAATGTTATCATTTCACCAGAGGTTACCCGCTAAATGAGCAAGATCTGTATTCCTATTCCTTCCAGTAGTGTTATCGGAGTTTCTTCAACCCCGATTACTACACCCAGCATCAATATCCTTCGTGTTGAACCTTCAATTACCACTCTTACGGGTGGCAGCGGATCGCTTGCTGCGCTTAATACTGTCAGCGGAAGTTACGCTGTGGGTATTGTGATTTTTTTGGTTGTTGATGGAACTCCAGCCATTTATCAATTGACCAACGGAACAGACGCCGAAAATAATCCTTTTGTTATCAGGCCCAATGACTATGCAAGCCAAACTGGAACCAATCGTGTTTGGAAACGACTAATGTAACAATGAAAAACTTAATTGCCCTACTCATCTCTGGAGCCTTAGTTGTTTCTGGCCACTCCCAAACCCGCAATGTTCTAGTTGGAACCAACAATGCGGTAGTCCAGCCTACCAACTTCTGGAGCGCCGATGCTTCAAATGCTCGCACTGGCTTGGGGTTGGGAACCGCAGCGACAAATCCCGCAACAGCATTCCAACCATCGTCTTCAGTTTTAACAAATCTAGCTTCCAGTAATGCGGTTAATCTTACCAATCTTCGCGCCACAAATATCGTTGGAACTGTTGCTATCAGTAATGGAGGAACTGGAGCCACAAATAATGGTTTGGCAAGGACAAATCTTGGATTGGGCTGGCCTGCACTTACCAATACAGATGCCACAAATTTCCGCAATGCCATAGAACTCGGAGCCACATGGCTCACTAATACTAACGTCACTAATTTTAGAACGGCGATTGGATTGGGGGCGACAAATGACGTAGTGTTCAATCAGCTTGTTGGCGCAGATGTTGGTGTTGATAATTTGACAGTTGAAGGAGCAATTTATT